TTGAAGAAGTCCTTAAGAATTACGTATTCGATTTTAATAACCCAGTAACTCGTCTTACTATCATAAATGCAGTAACTCCTATTCTTGAATCAATGAAAGATGCAGGAGCTCTTATTAATTACCAGATTACGATGGATGAATCGAATAATACTCCAGATATCGTTGATGAAGGTCTTGCAATTATCGACATTGGAGTTTGGATTACTAAGGGTATGGAGAAAATTATCCAGAGAATTACAGTATACAAAACTGGCGGTGTGAGCACAGGCGGAAATAGTACACTTTAATAGAGAATAAATAAAATAAAAGTAACGCGATATGGCTGAAAATTTCAAAAGTCAAGGAACATTCGGAATGCCTCACTGGAGAAGTTCAAGAGCAGCACAAGAACTCTATGAACCGCTATATTTGAACTTATTTACAGTTCAGATCTCCCTTCCAGTTGGTGTTGGCTCTACAGAAGAGAATACGAATCTTCTACTTGAAAATATTATAAGTGTTGGAGGTCTCGAATCAAACTCATTCCCATCAACTCCACAACAGCAGAACTATAAATGGGCTGCAAGAAGATTTGCTGGGGCTAAGCCAGACAAAACTACGATGGACGTTGCTCTCTCTTTTGAAGTGAACTTAAATCGTACTCCAAGTGCTTATGTTCTTAAAACCCTCAGAAAATGGAATGACTTAGTTTATGATCCTTTAACCGGAAGAACTGGTATCAAAGCTGATTATGTAGCTCCTTGGGCATTAATTACCCTTTATGATAGAGCTAATAATCCTTACTGGCAGTGGAAACTTTACAATGTATTTCCAATAACTCCTCTTAATGTACCTGAAATAAATTACATGAGCGAAGAAATTTATAGGATTGAGGGTTATACACTTGCTTGCGATTCTTGGGATGAAACAATTGTTTAATTATTTTTTAAATTATAGGAAAAGAGGGCCAAAAGCCCTCTTTTTTATTTAAAACTATTGAGTTTTTTGCTCTATAATAATATATAGATAAATCGTATAAACTCTATAAAATTATGGATCAGAATAACGAGGAAAAATTAAAACAATTTGCTGAAGAAAAAGAAGGAAGAGTAGGTCCCCCTATTACTCCAATACCAGGTGGGGTCAATCCTATTCCAATGGCTCAATCAAGAGACCCTCAAAATGAACTTGGATGGGAAAGATTAAAAATAACAGATCTTCCTACTCAAGGATTATTTTATCCTGAGGGAACAGAAATAGTAATTCGTTCAGCGACGGCTGGAGAAATAAGACACTGGTCGACCCTTAATGAAGATGACATATTTGCTCTTGATGATATGCTTAATTATGTCCTTGAAAGATGTTGTAGTTTAAAATTCCCAGATGGTAAATTTTCTTCTTGGAGGGATATAAAGGAGGTCGACAGATTTTATATTATACTTGCTATAAGAGAAAGGACCTTTGTCAAAGGAGATAATAAACTTCAAGCTAAAGTATCCGAAACAGAAAAAATTGATATTGTTAAGGATATGGTGGATTATATTACTTTTGATGATAGGGTAATGAGATTTTATTCCCCCGAAGAAAGATGTATTATTCTTCCATTTAAAAGTAGCGGGAAAAAAGTAAGAGTTTTCCTACCATCAGCAGGGGTAACAAATTGGCTTAAAAACTATATTAACCGTAAAAGACAAGCTGGAGAACCGCTTGATGAGGATTTTGTAGGATATGCTCCTTTTGTTATTGGTGATTGGAGGGGGCTAAATGATTCTTCTTATGAAAAATTCGTCCTTGATTCAAATAGTTGGTCTGCTGAAGAATATTCGGTTCTCACAGAAGTAAAGAAGATTTTTTCTGAAACTATTAATCCTGTTTTAAAATACAAAGATAAGAATGGAGGGGAGCGGGTTATCCCGCTAAACTTTCAGGGCGGAATTAAATCTATTTTCCTTATTTCAGATCCGTTTTCTAAATTGGGTTAAGATAGAATATATCTTTGCCAATAGATTTCATATAGCTCCAATTCATTTATATCCGATGGAATTTTTTGAAATCGAATATATTTTACAAGAATTGGAAGAAGCTAATAAAGAAGAGGAAAAAAGAATTAAGCAGCAAGAAGAAGAATATAAAAAACAACAGGCTGCAGCAAAAATGCCTAGATCCCACGATAAGCCAGATTATGGGGGATTTAAGGTTCCAAAAATGAATATTCCTTCTATGCCTAAACCTAAATTTTAAAAGGTGCAGTTCTGCACCTTTTTTCTTTGCTGGAGATATATAAATAAAATCTCTACAAATAAATGCAGCAGGCTAACGAACTTTTATATGGGATTCTCAAAACCCTTGGACGAATTGAGGAAAATACCCGTGGATCAAAACCTGCAGCCCCAGCAGGTCCAGGTGCAGCTGTTAGAGATAAAATAGCAATGCTTTCCAATCTTGGCCCTTCTTTGATTGGATTCGGAAAAGTAAAACCCAAAACAATAAAGGATTTCTTTTCATTTATTGAGCAAATGATGGATATTGCTAATAAGAAAAAAGGAGGGGCAAAAAATCTAAAAGATTTATCAGAATCTTTAAATAATCTTGGAACAGGTCTTCCAAAACTTGCCGAAGGATTAGACTCTATGGGAAGAGTAAAAGAAAAGCAAGTTACAAGAACCCTTTCGACTTTAAAAATGCTAATGGAATTTCTAGAAGATAAAGGAGATTCTGCGAGCATACGTAAAGTAGATCGTGCAATAAAAACATTTGAAAAAATAGGAAATGCTCTAACAAAAATTGCTAAACCTGTTAAAGATATTTCCTTAAGCTTTGCATATTTAGGATTAGGTATTCTTGCTTTTGCTGGGTCATTGTTATTAACCGCAATGATATTAAAATTATCTAAGCCTACAGATGTTATAATGTTCTTAGGAGTTACTGTCCTAGGATTATTAGTAATGTTTGGGACACTTGCCCTAGCTAATAGATTTATTAAAAAAGGTGTATTTACCTTAGTTGAAATGGGCCTTGGATTAGCTGCATTAGCATTTGGATTGCTTTCATTTGCTATGGCAATGTCTCTAATTCCAAAAATATTATCTAAGGAATCTGGCGGAAGTATTCTCAAATCAATGTTGATAGTTGGAGGAGTTATACTTGGGGCAGCTGCAATATTTGCTTTAGTTGCACCCATAGGAGAACTTATTCTTTTAGGAGGCTTAGTTATTTTAGGAATGGGTGCAACATTCTGGCTTCTTTCATTAATGATTAAAAAAATTGTTAATGTTGCTAATGAATTAAAAGACGTTCCCATAAGAGATGTATTAGGAAATCTTATTGGAGGAGTCCTGGGGGGAATGATAGATGGGATTTCTGTTCTTTCTGGGGGTAAAAAAGGAATTGGTGGTATTGCAGAATTTATAAAAAATAGTGCTAAAATATTCGCAGGTATTGGTGTTTTAATGTCCATGTCTCTAGCTCTTTGTATGTTTGCTATAGCTGTTACTGCTTTTGCCGAACTAGAAAATATGAGAATTATTGAAGGGTATGATAAGGACGGTAAACCTATATTTGGAGCAAAAGTTAATCTCACAAAGGTCGCTGATAATATATCGTATTCGATAAGTACTTTCTTAACTGCTCTTCTTGAATCCACAGAAACTCTTACAAAAGAAAAAGCTGTTGCTATCAGAAAAATGGGTAGAGCTTTAACTGGAAGAAGGGGTATTCTTTCCGCAGTTATCCAATTTGCTGATGCAATGAAAGTATATGCTGAATTTGGAGAAGCTAATGAAATTGGATATGTTGATTATGATGATAAAGGAAATGAGATAAAGAAAAAAGTCAAAGCAACAGTCGTAGTTGATAATATGATTGGTAGCTTCCTTTATTTTACTGAAAAATTATTTGGAAGATCCGAGAGTGAATTTGGCGATGGAGAGCCTGAAGGAAAAGGAATATCGGGTAAGCAGAAACGAAGAATGAAGAGAATGTCCAAAGCTCTTGTTGGAAGACATGGTATTCTTTCAGCCGTTATCCAATTCGCAGATGCTATGAAAGTATATGCTGAATTCGGAGAAAATAATGAAATTGGATATGTAGAATATGATGATAAGGGGAATGAGATAAGAAAGAAGGTTAAAGCTACAACCGTTGTTGATAATATAATCAGAACATTCCTTTATTTTTCTGAACAATTATTCTCTAAATCCGAAAGTGAATTCGGGGATGGCGAAGAAGCCGGTATATCCGGAAGAC